ATCTCTACTGCTTCGCTTGTGAAACGTACACACCAGGAGAAGGAGAATTGATGGAGACAAATACACAACCATTTCAACATAACCTGCTGACAGGCGACCCAAGAGCGATACCCGCTAGAGGCTTGTCAGAGGAAGATTGCAAGAAGTTCGGTTACTGGATTGGCACCGACCATTTAGGTGAGCCAGTGCAGATAGCCAACTACAAAGACAGTAAGGGTAAGACTGTTGCACAGAAAATAAGAGGACGAGACAAATCGTTCAAAATGATTGGCGATGCAAAGAAAGCTACCCTGTTCGGCAGTCATCTTTGGTCTGGAAAAGGAAAAAAGGTGTGTCTCACGGAAGGCGAAATTGACAGCATTTCATTAAGTAAATGCTTCGGACATAAGTACGCCTGTGTTTCCTTGCCAAATGGCGCACAGTCTGCTGTTCGTGCTGTTAAAGACAATTTCGACTACCTCAACGGATTTGATGAGGTGGTAATTTGTACAGACATGGACGAGGCAGGGCGTAACGCAGCGCAAGCCATTGCAGAGGTTCTGCCAGTAGGCAAAGCTAAGATAGCAACGCTTCCAGCTAAAGACGCAAATCAGGCACTCATAGAGGGCAAGTCAGCTGAATTGATTTCGGCTGTCTGGCAAGCACGTGAGTTTCGTCCTGATGGGATAAAGCAAGCCCACGATTTTCGTGATGTGGTTGGTGTTGATGAAACTGCAAGTGCAATTTCGTGGCCCTACTCAATGCTTAATCAAGTGCTGATGGGAATGAGAAAGCGTGAACTCATCACACTGGCTAGTGGGTCGGGCTGCGGCAAGACTACCTTTTGTAAGGAAGTTGCTCATCACTTGATGATGTCAGGCCAGAAGGTTGGCTTGATAAGTCTAGAAGAGGCACCGAAGCGCACTCTGTTGGGCATGGTCGGCATCCACCTTAATAAAAACCTGTTGGTCGATAGAAGTCAGGCATCTGATGAAGAGGTGCTAAATGGCTTCGATGACCTTTTCGATGATAGGACCTGCGTTTTGTACGACAGTTTTGGCACAAATTCGGCCCAACTCATCTGCCAACGGATACAATACATGGCACGTGCGTTAGATGTGGACTGGATAATCCTAGACCACGTGACGATGCTCACTGCCAACATGGTTGATGAAAGGCGTGAACTTGATAAGTGCGTCACTCAGTTCAGAACTCTCGTTCAGGAACTCGACATCGGCATGATAATGGTAAGCCATTTAACCCGCCCTGGTGGGCGAGGGCATGAGGCAGGTGCTGCTGTGGAATTGAGCCAGTTACGCTCTAGCCATAGTCTCGCACAATTAGCTGATAGTGCCATTGGTTTACAGAAAGACCCCGATGACCCTGATAGCGATGTCAGGCTAGTACGTGTCTTAAAGAACAGATTTTCTGGACAGACAGGCGATGCAGGAACGCTTGTCTACAACAGAGAAACAGGACGCCTTCTAGAAGAAGAGTTGGCGCAATTCGAACCCATTGAAGAAGAAACAAACGAGCAACTGCCCCAATAAAGCAGGGGTGTTGCTTATGCACTAAGCCATCAAGGAGATAATGATGAAAGCAGCAAACGATAACAAAAGTAAATTCGAAGAGTTCCACCAGAAAAATCCACTGGTTTACGAATTAGTGAAACTCTACACGAAGCAAGCGATTGACGCTGGGCATGAACATTACGGCATCCAGTCAATCTTTGAACGCATCCGGTGGCATACAGGTGTCGAAACACAAGGTGATTCATTCAAAATCAACAACAACCACACCTCGTTCTACGCACGAATGTTCATGGATGATTTTCCACAACATGAGGGATTTTTCCGAACACGTAGACATCCTAATGCACGCCATTACACAGGAGTAGCAGCATAATGAATGATTTGATTGACGAATTTGCGATGTTTGACGAAACACCTCTCACTTTGGAGGATTACGCAGCACAAGCAATGGATAAGGCAATCTACCCTGATGCACTGATTTACCCCATGTTGGGCCTGTCGGGAGAGGTGGGCGAACTTGCAGAAAAGCTAAAGAAGTTCTTCCGTGATAATGACTACGAAGTGAGCATGGAAGACCCAGTGGTTGAGATGCCAGCTTCGTTGCGCCTCGACATGGCCCGTGAGCTAGGTGATGTGCTCTGGTACTTAACAGCCATTGCGTCTGATTTAGGCTACGAGCTTGAAGAGATAGCTGGCTTAAACCTTGAAAAGCTAGATAGCCGCAAACGCCGCAACAAAATCAGAGGCAACGGCGACTACAGATAGTGCGATTACTTTGGGATATTGAAACAGACGGTTTCGATGTTTCCACAATACATGTAATAGCTGCCATGAACCTCGATACTCAAGAAACTTGGTCTTTCGGACCGGGGGAAATTGAGCAGGGTGTGCAGCTTCTACAGTCTGCTTCAGAGTTGATAGGTCATAACATTATCAGCTTTGACATACCTGCACTTCAGAAAATCTACCCACATTTTGATGTCAGTGACATGAAGGTGACGGACACGCTTGTTCTGTCTCGCCTCATACGTTCTAATTTGAAGAACGATGACTTCATACGTGGGTGGACTTCTGAAGATTTCCCACGCAAATACATTGGCTCTCATGGGCTAAAAGCGTGGGGAATACGTTTAGGTGTTCATAAAGGCGATTTCGGTGAAACAACCGATTGGTCTGAGTGGACGCCTGAGATGCAGCAGTATTGTGAACAGGATGTCGCTGTTACGTATGCGCTTTGGCATGAGTTATCGCCTGAGACGTACTCACAGAAAGCTATTCAGTTTGAACATGACATTGCATGGATTTGCGATGAGATTGGCAAGGCTGGTTGGACTTTCAATGAAACCGCTGCGGCTGACCTTTACGGAAAGCTATCAGCTGAACGCATAGCATTGGAATCTGAACTCCAATCATTGTTCCCATCGTGGACGATAGAAGAAGAGTTCATTCCAAAGGTAAACAATAAATCACGTGGCTATGTGAAGGGTGAGCCTTTCAATAAGCAGCGTGAAGTACAATTCAACCCCAATAGCCGTAAGCACATCGAGCGATGTTTGCGTGATAAGTACCAGTGGAAGCCTACCTTCTATACGTCATCAGGTGACGCCAAAATCGATGAGACTATACTTGTCGAGCTTGAATACCCTGAAGCACAGAAGTTGGCTCGTAGCTTCATGATACAGAAGCGTCTGGGGCAACTGAGCGAAGGTAAAAACGCTTGGTTAAAGCTGGTTGGTCAGGATGGCAAACTACGCCACACTATCAACCCCATAGGCACAGTGACGGGCAGGGCGTCTAGCTTTGGCCCTAACTTACAGCAAGTAGTCAGCACCAGAGCAGAATACGGTAGAGAGTGTCGTGAACTGTTTGGTGTCACTGAAGGCTACACGCTAGTAGGGGCCGATTTATCAGGTATCGAAATGCGTGTCTTAGCAGATATGCTACCTGATGACGGTAAGCTCACTAAGCAACTGCTAGAAGGTGACATCCACCAATACAATGCAGATACGCTTGGGTGTTCACGTGATGACGCCAAAACATTCCAGTACGCCCTAAACTACGGCTCTGGCGATGCGCGATTAGGCGGCATACTTGGCAAAGGTCCGAAGGAAGGCAAGGCGATGCGTGAGCGTTTCTTTGCTGCTAATCCAGCTTTTGCCACGCTGATACGCCAAGTCAAAGCAGCAGCCAAACGTGGCTTTCTGTATGGGCTAGATAGGCGTCAGGTGCCAGTCGATAGCGACCATAAGGCCCTAAACTTCTTAATCCAAGGTGCTTCGGCAATCGTGGCTAAGAAGTGGGTGCAGCTGGTGCATCAAGAACTTCAAAAACAACCATTTCCATCGCAAATCGTAGCGTTTGTGCATGACGAAATCCAAATAGAAACGAAAGGGGACCCACAGGATGTCGGTAATCTCACTAGAAGATGCGCGAAAGAAGCGGGAGAAGAACTTGGCTTCAAAATCCCAATCGAAGCAGACTTCAGCTTCGGACGAACATGGGCAGACACCCACTAATGACGAACTGGACGCAATGAAGTCAGTCTACACTGTTCTGGCTCTTGCTAGAATGAAACCATTCACAACGAAAAGCGCATTAGCACGAGAAGCCGCCACTGAGGTGGCTCTCTGCGCTTCTGAGGGCCTAATAAGCACTAGGGTTAATGAATTTACATTCGGTAACATCTGGATGATTACGCAAGATGGCCTTGCA